CTGTATTCTTCTATGGTAGGCTTTTTAGGTAACCATACAATTTTATCTACGTGTTCAAAAAATAGATCTTCGTTAATTTCTAAAACTTTATCTTTTGTTTTATTAGTTACAATAACATCTGGAACACGATTAATTCTTTTAGAGATTTTATAAATCTCAGAACCTGTCTGACTAAAGAACGTAACCCAGGGCTGTGCTATCGGCATAGGTTTCTAAACTGTGTAATATTCCAGAACGAATCGTAAATTTGCTGTGTAGACAATTCAGCATCAATAAAGTCAACAAGCTTTACTGACCACTTTTCTGAAAGTCCGTATTCTGGTTCGTATTTTTTCCCCAAAATACCTGCGACAATTGGATTTGAAGTATCAATAGTTTCAATATATTCACTGAGGTAATTATCTGCATACAAAGCAAACTCCCAAGGTAATGATGCACCTAAAAGATGGTGCGGTTTATTGACGTCAAGTACATCATCGTCGTAAAGATCGTCAAGTAGTTTAACTCTACCAACCGCATACTTGAGCCATTTATTGTCTTCTTGTTTCTTAACAAACCCCGGAACATTGATTTGAGACCAATCGCAGTTATCAAGATAATAGGAGTAGTCAAAAGAAATAGCTACTTTATCAACTTTAGGTGCAACAAAGCGATAACAGTCAACAATGTCTTGATATGTCTTGCCCTGAACAACGCCGATTTTACGGCCAGGTAGATCAGAATACTTTGATAAGAAGTTATCCATTGACATACAAGTACCAGCGGTATCCTCTAAGACGTCAGGAATAACGTACTCAAAAGGTTTAAGCTCTTTAACCCAATAAGCAAACTGATCAGGATCAAAGGATGTTCCAAGCTCAAAAATAGAGTTATCTAATAGAACTCTCCGTCCATAAGCTACAGACTTAAAGTAAAAGTCTTTATATACTTGGTTCTCGGGCAAGAGATGCACCAAACAATAATCATAGTCATTATAGCCCCAAGAGTATGGAAGCAACGATACAGGTGTTTCGTGTGATATAAGCATAGTTGTAATAATAAATCAATCTCCAAATAAATCAAATAAATCTGTTTGAACCTCTTTACCAATTACTGGTATTCTCCACCCAATAGCTTCGTAAACAGCCTCAATTGGTGGTACTACAATCTTACCGAACATTTTATCGTAATCGATTTTAATCTCGTGAAACTCTTTTGGATACTCGCTAGCAAATGCTACTGCATCTAGCCCGTAAGGATTCTTCATCGCATAAAAATATTTGATCTTCTGCCCTGAATTAATCTGTTCGTATTTGGTCTGTATACCCATTTTTTCGAGAAGGAAGTTGTAAGCTAATGCTGCTTTAACGTGGCAGGGTGTACCGAGGTTAAACTTATGAAGTGAGGCGCCTCCTGAATACTTCTCAAGCTCTTTAACCGCTTTACGAAATGCTGCTTCAGTTATATCTAAATTCTTAAAATGGTCGTACGCTTCGCGGAACACTTCGTTAGTCTTTTTAACATCCTTTGATAGAAATGCCGTATCAATGGTCTTCTTAATCAAAGCCTTAACTTCCTTAGGGGTTGTTGACCGAGCCAGTTCAACACCTACGTATTTGAATTTATTAGTAGGAACGCCCTCTTCATCCAAGATATGAATAATATAGCGTTTCTTCATTAAGAAGGAGCCTACATCGGCAATAGCTTCTCGTTTAAAGACGAATCGAGGATCAGCAGAATTAAGATCGGTTTTAGCCCAGTTAATGATCTCAGTATTGAGATGCTTTTCCATGGCATTAATAATCTTATGAGCCTCTTGGGTAATATTACCGTCTTTTACAAGAGGTAAATTAAGCTTATTAAGAATAGGCTGAATTGTGGTATAAAGGGAGTCAGTGTCACCAGCAATAATAAGTGACTCATCGATACCGAACTTTTCTTTAGCCCAGGCATCTACAATAGCTCCACCAGCTTTAGCAACTGCCTGTCCGGTTAGAGTAATAGACGAAGCATTATCGATATCCATAAAGGCTGAATGCTTGTTAGCAAATGTACCATAGATGGAGTTAAGAAGAATCTTTAGCGTGTATTGAAGAGTATCAAAATACTGAATCTTACCAACAGTCTCTTTATCCTTTTGTTTTGTCTTCTTGAGTTTAATCATCTCATTTCGAGCGTACACTCGCTCTTCGTAGATACTATTAATCAAGTTAGGGCAAACCCCTTTAAATTTTTGCGAGTAAAGTACACCAGCCTTTGATAGAGCTACGTTTTCGTCTTTTAAGAACTTCTTAAGTTTAGCAACAGTTACTTTAAACATTCCTCCGGACTCAAGCTTAATCTCAACCTCTTTATCGTATTCTGGATCCCCTGTTACAATTTTACCAAGTTTAGTCTCAGAACCAATATTAAGAGTGATAATGGTATTCGGGTATAGAGAGTTAACGTCAAAGGATACAATGGCCTCTTTGAGGCCTCTTTCTGGATCTCGGACATAACCACCTTCAAGGGATTCTCTTTCTGTCTCATTCTTAAAGGTAGGAATAATGTAACCTTGTTTCTGTGCCTGGAGTGTCATAGCTCCAGTTACAATCGATACCTTACCTAAAGCTCTCTCAAAGTTTGTACAACCTTTATAGGATAAGAGACGAATAATCTTGAGGTAGTTAAGCTTCTCTTCGAGTTTACGAAGTAGATCGACGTCCTGAATATTATAGTCTACAAAATTTTCCCAATCGGTTTCAGATAAAGATGAAAGGTTAGTAGCGTTAATAGCTAGTTTACCTTCACCGAGTTCATATTCACAGATATAATTCAAAGAGAACGACTCTCTGTCACCTTTTGAATAAGTCTTATAAATCTCCATGTAGTCCAAACAGCTAACTCCGGAAATGTACCATCTACCCATTTCTTTACCAAACTTAGCAAAATTTTCTCTATAGTGAACCTGACCAACGGGTGAAAGTTGACGAATAAAATCCTCACCGAGTAAGTTCTTGGCTCGATTAATAATGTAGGGTACATCGAATTGCTCGGTATTCCATCCAGTTAAAATATCAGGAGGATCCTTTTTCCAAAAGTTAACAAATCTTTCGAACAATTCACCTTCAGTCTTACAGCAATAGTAGGTGACGTTATCGAGTTTTGGTTTGTAGTCTTCTCTTAAACCCCAGGTATGAATTTTGCCATTAAGTGTATCTAATACCGTAATAAGATTGACTGGGTCTTTTGCGTACTTAGGTATAGGAAACGCACCGGGAGAGTACGTTTCAATATCGATAAAGTAAACCTTAAGAGGGAACTGACTGAACTCAGGTTTATGAACCTCCTCTTTAAACCTATCTACTAAAAACTGCTGATCGACAGGAAGATTACCAAACAATCTTGGGTTTTTAGTTTCTTGAACAAATTTAGTACGCTCAAAAGTATTTTTGAAATAATGCTTTTTTAGAGGTGTTTTGAAAATAGAAGTAGCGTCTTTAGCATCTTTACTTTCTGTAAAGAGGTAGGGTGTGAATGGAACTTCAGTATCAATTCTTGCGCCATCTTCAGTCCAAGTTCTTAGATAAACAGTTCCCTCTCGTGGGTTATATGTTGCGTTTCTATACACTACTATCTATTGTATTATGACTTAGGATTAGTCTCAAGCAAATATTTGCGATCTGGTGAACCGAAAGGGGTAAAGTAAGCCTCATGATGTTTCATGAGGTTTTTCTCGTCTTCGAGCCAAAAATTATCGGCATACGCGCGAGCTTTCTTACAATAGTCAGCATACACTGTTTGGTTCTTAGTGGCTGTTTTAATACAGTCAATAAATTCATTAGCATTGGTATACTTTAAGAAAGCATCTTTGTATGTAACCATATCGGGACATACACAGGGAATTCCTAAAGCGGCAGCTTCTAAAAGCTTAATATTTGATTTAGCTCTATTGAAATTATTATCTTGAAGAGCAGCAAATGTTAATTGGGTTCCCGATTCAGCCATAGTTCCCGGGAACTCTGGGAGCGGGGCCCACTGATGAAACTCAATTTCTCCTCTATCAATAAATGGTTTTAAAGGTAAGGGATAACAGCCATAAAATCTCCACTTAAAGTCTTTTCTAGTTTTAATAACTGCAGGTACAACCATCTCAAAATCATCCTTCTGATTTGTTCTATTAGTAACATCAACGTGTGTCCCAGAAGCAAAAATCGAAACTATTGGTTTCTTTTTATTTTTTTCAAAGTTTTTAACTAACTTGTCCAGATTGTAGTAACGATCGAACCACCAGCGAAGTAAGTAGTTAGGTATAACAGTAGACTTCTTAACACCCATCTTTTCGTCAAAGTAATCTTTCATGAAATCACAGGTAACAGTGACTTCATCACACATACTAAGAATTTCTAAGATAGAATCTCTAATTTCATTAGCAACGAAAGCATCTTTATTGCGGTTATAATCAGGAATATCTTCTCTAAAAACAATATCATCAATTTCATAAATGAGCTTAAATCCGCCGTCAGGCATTTGACTGGAGATTTGTTTAAGCATTTTAACAAAATCTCTTTGAATCGGAGTAGCTTGGCGCTGAATTTTTACAGCTTTGACGCCTGCGTAGAATCTTGGATCTAAGACCATTGTAGTAAGTTCTAGCATTACTGCTTTCTGATAAAGATTAAGCATCAGATTTGGTGCCATACAACGATACCAAGAACAACCACCGTAGTCAGCTAAGTAGTTAATAGCTCTAGGTAACCCTTGGCCGGGAATTTCAGGAGGAGGTAAACCTGGTCCTTGCTGTGTTTGCAACACTTGTGTTGTTGAAGGAATAAAAGGAGGTAAACCGATTGGTGCACCTACAAGATTAGGAATACCTGACTGTTGAACTATGAACTGTGACATAAAGTTATTCTAATAAATAGGTAAAGTTGTTACGTTTTTCCAGAAATACTGTATTATCAATTTTCTCAGTAATTGTGGTTCCGCGATGTGTAATAATATAGCAATTTTCGTTATGCTTTTGTGCTCTTTCGCGAAGGACGTCAAGTACTAATTCAACCCCTTTATCATCGAGTGAAGAATCTAGTAGTTCATCGTAGAAGATAGTAGAGAAATGAACATCTCCTTGCATTCTACGAATATCCAAGAAAGAGAATAAGCAAGCTAAATCAATTCTCTTACGTTCACCGCCTGAGAAGTTAAAGTAGGATTTTAATTCCCCTTTTTCATCGGTAATTTGCTCATCAAAGAACTCATCGAACTGACACAAACAGTTTGCATGAAGCTTATCGAGGTAATAAGCCATCCGGCCATTGAGAACAGCTAAGATCTTCTTAACAATATACGATTTAACACCCTCTTCAGATACCACAAATTTAACACATTCAAGTACAGCGCAATCTTTATCTAGTTTTTCAAGTTCTTGTTTTCCGATTTTAAGCTTTTCTTCAAGTTCTTTAACAACATTTTCTAAGACATCATTAGTTTGTTTTTTAACTTCATCGATATCTTTTAAGATAGCTTGAATATTTTCATTAATGAGACTGATCTTAGTCTCGGTGTTTTTATTATTGTTAATAACATCTCTTACAACGTTCTTTTTATCTTGAATATCTTTGAGCTCTTTTTCTTTCTTTACTTGATCAGAGTTAACTTTATCAAGAGCTTTTTGAGCTGTAGTTAATTCTTTATTAAGGTTTTTAAGTTTACTATTAAGCTCTTTTTTATTAGCTTCTTTATGTTTTAAGTCGTCGTCAGAATAAGCTCTCTTACAAGTGGTACAAATAGCACCTACTTTTTCAATCTCTTTTAATTGTCCTTCTATATGACTAATCTTACTTTTAACGTCAGCTAAAACCTGATAAGCTTGTTTGTAGTCTTTCTGAATATTAACTAATTCGTCTTTACAAGTTTGTTCTTTTTCGTCAAGCTTTTGCATGACGTCGTCTGGGAGCTGTTTAATCATTTTTATTAAGTCAGCAACTTTAGCTTTGTTTTCGTCAATACGTTTTTCTAACTCAGTGACTTTTTGTTTTTTATTTTCTTCGAAAGTGTCGAGCTGTTCTTTATTAAATTTGTAACCTTTCTCAATACCTTCAACTTTAGTAAATAAGACTTCGTAATCTTTTTTAAGCGTGTTATGTTCTTCTCGGGCCTTTGAAAGCATTTCCGAAAAAATTTCCAGACTTAGTATGCTTTCGATAAACTTCCTTTTATCAATCTTAGACTGAGCCATAAAAGGCACAGTATTATTGATTGTCATAATGACGGAGTTTTGAAAGATCTTACCATTAGATAGAACAAGTCTTTGAATGTACTCGTTTGTCTTTGCCATTGTAGAGCGGGTCACATCTTCACCGTTCTTAGTCATATGACACTTAGTAGGATTAATGGTTCTTGTGATACGGTACTGGGACAAGCCGTTTCCGTTCTCAATATCAATATCTAGTACTACTTCACATTTCTTCTTTGTGAAAGAGTTGACTATTAGGTCTTTGGAAAGTTCTCTAATTGTTGTTCCGAACAAAGCAAAGTACAAAGCATCAGCAATTGTAGATTTACCGACACCGTTCTTAGAATCTTCTTTGTCGTAATTAGTTCCGGTAATTACATTTACACCGGGCTGAAAACTAATGGTTACTGGTGTTTCCCCGACAGAGAGGAAGTTCTTGATCGTGAGAGATTTAAAATTTACTAAACGCACTCCTTATAGTATAGTTACAATTTAAGTATTTTAAACTACTTTATTTAGTAGCAATAATATCCCATCCAATAATTTGAACTTGATAGCCTTGATCAGCTAATTTATTAATACAATTTTGAAACTTTACCCCATGCCCGGTAAGACGAGTCCCTTCAGCATGTAAATGTTCAAAGTGTAAATATTGTATTTGAACTTTATTAAAGTCAATACTATTAACAATATCAACATCCATACCTTCAGCGTCAATATAAAGACGATCGATATATGTAAGTTCGTATTGTTTAAAGAGTGTGGTTAAATTAATTGCGGGGGTTTCAATGGCAGTATAAGTATTTTTAAAACACGAACTATTGATAAAATTAATAGATGTAGTGCACTCTTCAGGGGTTGTTTCAGACACATAAAAAAGAGCAGTGTTTCTGTCATCAGTCACAATGGCATAATGAAGGACTTTTACTTTAGGTAGGTCTTTATATTCTTCTTTACACAGTTCGACGTATTTTTTATTCCCATCGATAAGTATTGCTGTTTGAATATCATTGTAATGCTCAGTTATAAATGCTTGAACATGATCCTGTCCTTTATAACAGCCAATTTGAACTACATTCATATTTTTATAAGGTACAAACTAGTGTAGGTGGGTTAGTGAGTAAGTTTTGCTGCCAATCATTATCCCATATTATTGTTTTAAATTTATTTAAAAGTTTACTATGTGTATCGGGCCACGTTCTAAGATTATAATCGTAATCATGTATTATGAATGAATCAGTTTTGTCTAAAAAATATAAAATACTTCTATTTCTATCATCCCAGTTTCCTTGATCTACAAATATTAAATCATAATGCGTATCAAAACTGTTTAACGTATATTTTATATCAAAACTATCGTTAAAGTGATGTTTTACATTTGTATTGTTGTAATATTGATTTACACATTTTGTATACCACTCTTTTTCAGTTTCAATAGAATTAATAATAAAATTTTTGTTTTTTGCAAAATAAGAAAAAACAGTACTACTACCCACTCCCATACCGATTTCTAAAATATTAACCTCTTTTTTTTGTAACAAATTTTTACATTTTTCATACACAAAAGGAACGTGGGTGTAGTATTGCCAATTTTGAGACTCGGATCTTAATTTTGTATCCGTAAAGACGTGTATATCTTTAAGTTCTGGTATTTGTGTAATTTCGTCTAATAAATTTTGCAGATGCATAGTAGTATTTAATACTAAGATGTTTAAAGGCTATATTGTAATAATAATAATTTATTTTTTAAAAAGTCCCCATGTTATTACGGGAGCTTTAAACTCATTTAATCCGGGATTAGTGAGTTGTCTATAGTCTGACCATTCCGGAGTACAAGTCCACATTTTGACCATATATTCAATATTGCCCCATTGACCTATTTCAAGTATTTTAAAACCTGCTTGATACGCCATTACTGCTAACCCTGTTGGTGTAAAACCTGTAAAATAGTGATATGGTTCATCGTGAGGGCCGTTGCATGCAGGTACATTTATATACAAGTAGCCGTCTTTTTTAAGATGGTTGTATATATTACAAAGACATCCAGGTGGGTTATATACGTGTTCTAGGGTTTGATTAACAAAAGCAAAGTCGTAGTCTTTTTTATTTAAATTTAAATTGTGTAAGTCGTTATTAACTCTATCCCTTTCGTAACTAATATCGTGGCAGTTAATGAATCTATTAGCAAGGTATTCTTTTTCAGGGTCGTTTATGCCGTTAAAGGTTAGTAGATTTTCAATTTGAAAATTGTACTTTTCAATATATTTTTCAAACTCTAATAAAGCAATAACGCGAGGGAAATCTTTACTCTCCCATTTCCAATTTTTATTATTTTTATCAATCGGTAAGGGAACGTACCGATTTTTATATTCTTCTGTATAATTAATTTTTACAAACGTTTCGTATATTTCTTTTATTTTTTCTGCAGGCACTACATTCATATATATATAATTTCAGTTATAGCCAGGTATGAAAAGTTATGACATCAAAATCTGCTAACGTATTTTGGGATAAAATATTACTAATGTTATTAAGATTCCAACAATTTTGATCAAATGATCCTGTAGATTGGCTTACAATTTTTTTATGAGTGTAAACTTCTGGGTATCTA